TTCAGAAAGGGCGACCGGAAGACCTGTCGGCATGGACAGTTCAACCTCCTCCGCCCAAGCGAAGACAGTGCCATCAACGTCATCAGTCCCAAACAAGGCGGAGAAAACGGTGCCGGTCACCACTCCCATCGTCCCATAGCCCCGCACCAAATCAAGGTGCGAGACCAATGGGAAGAAAGGAACGCGGACCTGAACAGTCGTTGACGTTCCCACCTTGTAGATAACATGGGGGAAACCCATGATACCTCCGAAATGTCCAACGTTCGACGGCACCCAACTCATTTGGTTGCGCAGCGGATTGAACCAAAGGAGCGCAGCTCCCTGGTTCATAGGCTGAGCGTTGATCTGCATCTCAATCACGAGCGTACAACGCAAGTAACGGAAACCCTGGATCTTCTCCTTGATCATAGGCTGATTAAGCCAATCGCGGGGAAGGTCCAGCTCAAAGAGCTGGGCACCAGGGTTCTGAGTGGCAGACCACACAAAATCACGCATATGAATTGGGCGTCGTAGAAAATCTTTCAATCCATTCTCCAAAAAATCTTCAGCTCCTGCCTTGATGGCAACAGGAGTCGGCGCATCGAGCGTCCGCTCTGCCGCTTCCATATCACCATCTTGGCTGAACGTCATGATCTCATGGACGTCCTCGTGAGCTTCCCCACCAGCGAAGTTCGGCACGGCTTCCGTACCCGATTCCTCGCCAGCTTGGGCAACTCCAGAGAACGCATCAACTGTGTTCACCCCGTGGACTTCATCAAGCCAGCGGTTGAAAATTACCTGCGCTTTCCCACGGTCTAAGCCGCTATGGAAGTCGCACGGTTCACATCCTTCCGCGACGCAAAACTTGAATTGGTCCTCGGGCGGTTTGTACATGAACGAATTCCTGCACATAGTCGGTCGGTCGGTCTGAGCGAGATAGTATCGTCGATACCTCTCTCGCTCGGTTAGTGGGAACACCTCACGGTGCTCCCGGGTCGATTCGGTTTGTTGTTGTTGGTTTGCGAGTCTGTTTGAACTGTCCGCTAATGACTCAGTAAACGGACAGGGTGGCAGGGCGGTTAGCCTATTATTTAAGGAGGGCACACAACCGCCAGTAGGGGTAAATACCCCTCCCTCCGACGTGACATAGCCCCTGACGGGGTGGCACGCCACTGGAGCAGGATTTGCTGCACTAGTCGTCTCTGCCAAAAGACCAGTGCCCCGATCACCCAGTTTCAAAGCTGTTCTCGGAACAGCGCCCGGAATAGTGTAGCGACACGCATCCACGTATCTGATTTCATCAAATGTAGCCAGATAGAAGGGATGATGTTGCGCCACAAACCGGCGCGC